GGTGAGGGCGTCCACGATGCGGATCGGGAAGCCGAGGAACGTGGTGACCGGCTTGCCCGCGTACTCCCCGATGGAGAGTCCGAAGGTCGCCTTTTCCATCGCGCCGCGATGGAGCAGTTCCGCGATGGTGCGGTTGCAGTAGATCACGAGCCGACCGGCCATCGGGTCGTAGAGCCGGTAGTAGGCCGCGATCATCGCGTCGATCAGGCCCTTCTGCGCGATGGCCTTGTTCGCGGTCGTCGCCGCAGCGTAGAGCGATGCGTCCCAGTTGCAGATGCGGACGACCTGACGCTGGTCCTGAATGCACAGGCCGAGGTTCCACATCCAGTGGGTGACCCATGCGGTGTACTTCTTCGAGGAACCGGCGTCGACGATCTGCTTGCCGAGATCCTCGGACTGGAAGCCCCCGTTCTGCCCCTTGGGGTAGATCAGGTAGGCAGTGTCGGAACCCCAGCAGACGAACCACATCGACGAGGCGTCGACCGTGTCGCGAGCGGCGAGTCCGTCGTAGTTGAGCATGTTGACGATCTGGCCGACACCGTTCGGCGCTCCGGTTCCGGTCTGACCGGCCAGGAGGTTGAAGCGAGGCGACAGACCCTGGATCTGCTCGGGGGTCGTGCCGGTGGTGCTCGCGTACATCAGGGCGCGGGCCGCCTCGATGGACATCGACTGGAGGAACGACGAGTCCTCGGAGGCGCGGAACGCCGCCTCGTTGCCGTTCAGCTTGGCGAGTCCGCAGTCGACGTAGGACATGCCTTCGAGCATGCCGCACACCTCATCGAACTGCCCGGTCGTGCTCTTCGACGGCACGATGCCGTCGTTGTACCTGCGCCACGAGACCGCAGGGTTGGTGTTGCGCGTGGTGAAGCGGTGCCCGGTGGGGAGGTTCCCCTCCATCGCGACAGCGTCTTCGATGATTGCGTTCTTCTTGGAGAGCGACTCGACGATCTTGGCGATGGAACCGTTCGGATCGGTTCGGGTCACCATATCGAGGAGGGTCGGATCTCCTGCGTTCTTCGTACCTGCCATGGCTTGTTACTCCTTGTCGAACATTGATGGGTAGCGTTCTCGTAGGATGTCCTGCTCGGACCTCCCGTCGTTGGGTGCTCGTCCCTGAGATCCAGAGACGCCGTCCTCTCTCATGGCGAGAGCGACCTTGCGGAACAGCGAGATCATCTCGACACGGTTGCCAAGCCGGGTCGCGTTGATGAACTCCATCTCGTCTTTGCTGGCGAACTTCGAGAACCCCTCGGCCGCGAGCTTGAGGGTCTGATCGTAGTTCGCGCCCCCCAGCGTCGGATGCTTCTTCAGGGTCTCCAGTGCCGCCGCCTCTTCCTTCAGCATCGTGGTCTCGATGCTCTTTGCGGATGCCGACTCGATCTCGGTCTGCCGCTTGATCCCGTACTCCACGATCTTCTGCGCCAGGTCGTTCGGGAGCTTTTCCGCTTTCGCGAACTCCGTGAACGCGCTGATCGCCGCCGGATCGAGGTCGACCCCCTGCGGGGCCTTCAGGTCGTAGACGATCTCGGCCGCCACCTCGGGCACCTCGGCTTTCGCCTCGCCCTTGGCTTCCTCCGCGACCGGTGTTGCCGACTTGTCGACCACGGGCTCGGTGGGAGCCGGGGTGGTCTCAACGTGTCCGACCACTGGGGCCGGTACGGTCTCCGCTACTGCTGCGTTGTCTGCCATGATCGCTCCTCGTCCTCCATCAGGCGAACCATGTCGAGGCAGTTGCGCCGCAGTTCAGCCACAACCTTGTGCCCCACATTCTGGTGGCCCAGTATGAAATTGCTGATACGGTCGGTCTCGTAGAACGCCACGCTCCCCAGTTCGCACTGCCGGAGCAGCCACGAGATGAAGCGTCGGCCCGAGGCCGTCTCCATGACTGCGGTGATGTCTGCCTTCTCCTGCTCCTTGGCGAGCTTGTCCTTATCGCGGAGCTTCCCGACCTTGGCCTCGTCGCCGAGCGGTCCGATCTGCGTGATCTCGCTCATCCCTGCAACGCCCCGACCAGGCCGTTGAGCGTCCCGGTCTGACCGGCATCAGCCTGCGAGAGCACGGAGGCGGCGTTCGCCCCGTCGCTCAGAGGCTTCGCCATCGCGGCCATGGCGGCTATCTGCTCTTGCTTGGCGCGTGCGGCCCGCTTGGCCGCCAGCTTCTCGCCCGTCACCACTACGTTGGGCTTGGTGCCCAACATGCTGGCGTAGTCGTCGATCACCTCGTCGGCGTCGATCTTGTCCTTCGCCTCTGGGAACACCGCCGTCATGTTTCCGACGAACGCGACGAGCCGCTCCAACGAGATGGTGCCTAGCAGCTTCTGGGCCTGCGCCAGGATCGAGATGAACTCGACCCGTAGCTCCATGCCCTGAAGCTCGATGGGCGCGGGCGGCAGCATGCCCTTGCGCGCCATGATCTCGAACGTCCTGTCGATCAGAGGGGTCAGTAGTTCGTCGTGCAGACGCTCCAGCACCGGGCCAAGCTGGAGCATCTTCTCTTCGTGCCGCTCGTCGACCTCTCGCGCCGTGATGGGCTGGGCCTGATCCATGTTGGAGATCATGAGGAACAGGTCGGCGTAGAACGCCTGGAGCACACGCTGCTCGTGCTTCTCGATCTCCTCTCGAACGAACACCACCTTGGAATCCACCTGATAGGCGGGCTCGAACTTCTGCCCGCCTGCGCTCATCTGGACGAACGTCACGTCCCCGGCAAGCTGGCTGCGCTTCTCGCGCTCCAAGCTGGTGGGCGCGACCATCGGGGGGTTCAGGATCTTGTCGAGCGCCGAGAGCTTGCGCTTTTCCATCTGCTGGAGAGCCTTGATGTCGCCCAGTGCCTCCATGCCGGGGCTGGAGCCGTAGCTGTCGTCCGCCGTCACGTCCCATCGAGGGCACTGCGCGGGGAACTCGTGGAAGCCGTTGCCCTCGTGGAGAGGCTTGCCGTCCGGCACGTCTCCAGACTCGTACTCCAGCCACACCGACCGATACCTCTTCCCTGCCTTCCCAAGCTGACCGGACTGATAGACCTCGTTGGGCTCGACGCAGTGGATGATCCGCACGGCCGTGTCGTACTTGTTGTCCTCCCACATCACCTTGAGGCTGTCGCTCGCGTTGTCGAGCCCGAACCTCTCGGCGATCTGCCCTACCGTCATCCAGCACTCGTAGTAGATGGTGTCGACCGTGAGGCGCGCAGAGTTCTGGATGACGTAGCTGCCGATGGGATAGCTGTACCCACGGATCACGTCGATGTCATCCTCCTCGACGAACTGCGCGGCCGTGCCCCAGGCACCGAGGTCCCGGTAGGTCATCTGGAGCGTGTTGTAGATGTTCGACTTCGCGAACACCTGGCGCATCGACTCCTCGACCGCGTGCAGCCAGTCCCTGACCTCCTCGTTGTCCATCAGTTCGGTGTAGGGGGTCTGGAGCCGGAACCACGGACGAGCCGGTGACGAGATGCCCGACATCATGCCGGACGACAGGATGCGGAGCGCCCTCGCTCCAGTTGAGTTGATGATCTTCTGGTTCATCTTGTCGCCGCGATTCCTGTTGCGCTCGTACAGGTATCGGATGCGGCGGGGCAAGATCAGTTCCGCGATCTCTCGCCAGTGGTTCACCCAGCTTGACATGTCCTGCTTGAGTACGGCGTAGCGCTTGAGATACTCGCGCTTCGAGTTCCGTCGCTTAGCCTCGGGGATCATGAGGGACGACGAGACGGACACCTCAGGCACCCCTTGGCGAGACGAGAGGCGCGAAGGCCGGGGAGGTGGTCTGAAGCAGCGCGCTGCCTGGGGCCTTGGGCGAGGTACCAGACGCCAGGATGGTGGACTGTCGGCCTGCGGACATCAGACTCTTCTGCTTCTCTCTCGCCCTCGCGAACATCACGGTCGGGTCGAGGAGATTGGGCGCTTCGCTCGGAGGCCTGGGTGGCTTCGGCATTCTGGGCATCCCCACGTCTATCTCCTTCTGATTTGCTCGAAAGCGAGCGTGCGGGCGAAGCGTTCTTCGTCGGGGCCGGTGTCCTCTAGGTCGCTCAGGCACTTGGTCAAGCGAGTGTGGATCGCGGCATCGGCGGTCGCGACGATGAACTCCGAGAAAGTCAGGGCAAAGGCATCGGCGCGGTCGGGAGACGGCAGGCCCTCGGCCAGCATCTTGTCCTTCGAGACCAGCGACAACTGGTGGGTCTTGGGGTGCCACTGGTAGTCGCGGCTCACAAGCTGCTGCTCAAGCTCGGGGTCGTCGGGGATAGCGCCACCGGCCAGCCAGTCGCGCATGCGGGACCAGATCTCGCTGCCCTTGTTCGAGCACTGCACGGAGTCGGCGGCCGTTGAGCCGAACAGGATCTCGCGCATCGGGTAGCCCGAGTGCTTGAGGATGTCGATGATGGGTCCGCCGAGACCGCCGCCGTCCGCGAAGATCGTGTGGACCGCGATGTTCTTCGAGCGCAGGCCTTCGATCTCTCGCGAGATCTTGCCCGCTAGTACCACGCTGTCCCGTTCTCTCCACATTCGCCAAGGGATGGAACGGCCGTCGCGTCCACATCTGAACGCCAGAACCGTCTCGCAGGCACCGCTCCGAGCGAAGTCGATCCCCGCGACGACGGGCTGATGGTGGTCGAACACGACCTCGCGCTTTCGAGCGGCAGCCACGTCGGACTGGGAGATGAGTTGGTATTCAGCTTGGAGTGGGAACTCTCCCCGAACACGAACCCGCACGATGTCACTGTCTTCACCGTAGTCCTCCACCAGCTTGTCGATCTGCGCGAGGTTCGTGCCCTCGACCTTGCGGGCGTCGATGTGCCGATGCTTCCAACGATGCCCGAGCTTGCCGAAGCAGTCTCGGAACCGTCCAGTCTGTCGCGTCGGATTCCCGAACGCGATCCACAGGATCTCGGTGTTGTCGTCGGTGAGAGCGCCCTCCGTGACCTCCCAGATCTTGTCCGAGATCGCACTGGCCTCGTCGAAGATCACGAAGATGCGGCGGCCCTCGTTGTGCAGACCGGCGAACGCCTCGGTATTGACTTCGGACCACGGGATGATGTCGGCCCGCCAGTTCTTCGAGTGCTCGGGGTCGATGCTCTCAATCTTGGTGGCTTCGAGGTTGAACCAGTGCCCATTGACCGAGAGCCGGTGCCACTTCGCGACCTCCGGCCAGGTCTTGGTGCGAAGCTGGGTGTCGGTGTTCGCCGTGATGATGCCGCGACACCCTGGGTAGGACATCGCCCACATGATCAGCATGCCGACGAGCGCCGACTTGCCGACTCCGTGGCCGGACGCGACCGCAGCCTGCACGGCCTCCCAGACCGTCATCTCGTGGTTGGAGCGGAGAGCCTGACCGATCTCGTCGAGCACCTCACGTTGCCACCGACGTGGCCCCGAGTGCTCCTTGAGTTCACCTTGGCCCCAGTCGAAGGCGAACCTAACGTAACCTAGCGGGTCACGCCGGTACGTCCCGATCTTCTCGACCAGGAAGGCCTCGGCCTCCTCGGGGCTAATCTTGCGCTGCGTCTGCACGGTTCATCGCCCTGGTGAGCCGGTCGGCCAGTGACTTGCCGACCTCAAGCTCGACCTTCTGCGCGATAGGCCCGCAGATCTCCTCGCGGACGTACCGTGACGCATTGAGCCGTGCGGTTACTT